ACTCCGACGACGGTATGCGCGCATGATCGGCCGGCGATAGCGCATGGCGGCCATGGCGCCATATCTAACTAGAGTTCCGCTCATTGGACTTGAATTTAAATTGTGCGAAAAAAAATAAAGTGAGTTGGGCTAGTATTACCCAACTCACTTCCTCACGTCACAATCTCAACATCTCTCTTTTCATCATGCCTCGCATCCAAGCTAAACGCTGGGTTTTCACCCTCAACAACTACACCCAGGGCGAGAAGCAACTACTGAACGACCTCGGCGCCTCTGACCATGTCGACTATGCCGTCCTCGGCTACGAGACAGGAGAATCCGGAACACCCCATGTTCAAGGATACATCATCTTTAAACAACAAAAAGAGTTCCGTCAAGCCAAGCAGCTTATCGGACCTCGGATCCATCTCGAAAAGTCCCAAGGTACCCCAGCCCAAGCGTCGGATTACTGTAAGAAAGACGGCGACTACGATGAGCACGGTACCTGCCCAGCTTCATCCCAAGGCAAGCGCAGCGACTGGGAGCGCCTACGCGAGTGGTGCAAGACCCAGACTAAACAACCTACCAACCTCGAACTCTTTGAGGAGTTCCCCAATCTTTACGGGCGATACAAGAAGTCCGTTCGAGAGATCTGTAATCTCGTCATTGAACCAGATCCAGTGGCTCTTGGGCAACCAAATGATTGGCAGCGACGACTCGAGCAGCAACTCGATGGAGAGCCAGATGACCGACACATCACGTTCGTTGTAGACGAAGATGGAAACTCGGGTAAGTCTTGGTTCACCCAGTACTATTTCCTTAAGCACCAAAAGAAATGCCAGATGCTTGCATGTGGTAAACGAGACGACATCGCTCACGCTGTCGACGAAACCAAAAGTGTCTTCATTCTTGACGTTCCCCGAACTGGAATGGAATTCTTGCAGTACTCTATTCTAGAGATGCTAAAAAATGGAGTGGTCTTTTCCCCTAAATATGACTCTTGCACTAAGATTATGGGTCACAACTCTCATGTGGTGGTTATGTGTAACGAAATGCCAGACATGAACAAACTGACTCGGGATCGCTATGTTATCTTTCATACTGCCGATGTCAACCAACTCTTAACAAACGGCCCATAGCCGCAACCCTCAGGGGGGGCAGCAGGGCGCTTTGCGCCGCCCCCCCTATGAGAGTTTGCAGTTTGTGGCCGACCCCACCGCCGGGGCCACCTAAATTAGTCTTTGATTATAAAAAAACCATGCCCTCTAGCAACAAGGCTCTTTGAAATAGGTGATATGCCGCTGTGTGATACTGTAGGTACCTGTCACAGGGGTGTCGCCACCTGATGCCTGAAACAAATCTGCCCAGTACACTAGGAATACGCCCCCACTTATGGGCTGAATTCCGCTGGTCTGGTCCCAACGCAATTGACGATTGAGCTTCATATAGAAGTCCAAATTCATATAGGACTTTCCGGTTCTCTCGGTGAAACTGGCTTGTGAAGTCCCAATTAAGCGGAAACGCTTGTGTTTAAGGACTGTATATTTGTCCACGTTGATGGGCAAACAATGAAACTCCAAGCCAGTCAATGTCTGATCGAAATCAACAGCCCTCTCTCCAGTTGAAGCTCTGAAGAAATTAGCCGTCTGAATCCCTGCAACTCCGTCCTTTGCCGACAATATAGCCATATTGAAGTACAACGGGGCACCGTTGGAATTCGAAACCTCCATGCATAACTTGACACCACGAACATTAACAACATTCCGTTGACGAGCATTAATGCTGTTATCGGTTGAATGTGGGATATCAGTCAAATCAACAACATTTAGCTCCCTTGTGTTCTTCGCGACCGGATCTGAATTAATTTGAATCACTCTCTTAGCACTTGATGTACCGACCGACTCTCCAACGTTGGTTGTACTGAAACGCTGGCGCTTAGCCTTGCGAGCCAGCACCGCTTTGCGCCCTCGTTTGAATCCAGCACGAATGCCTCTCCGATTCCTCCATGCGACTCCGGCTGCGCGCGCGGCTAGTCCGTAGGTACTCCGACGACGGTATGCGCGCATGATCGGCCGGCGATAGCGCATGGCGGCCATGGCGCCATATCTAACTAGAGTTCCGCTCATT